CTTCTGGCTCTACGAACTGGATCAGCACCAACGGCGCGACCTTCTACCTGACCGGCGTCCAACTTGAAGTCGGCACCGCCGCCACGCCATTTGAGCGGCGGCAGTATGGGCAGGAGTTGGCGTTGTGCCAGCGGTATTATGAAAAAAGTTACAACATAAATACTGTGCCTGGGAGCAGTAGTGATTCTTTGAGGTTTGAAGGTATGATTGCATTTGCTAAACCTGTGTCAAGTTTTAATGAAGAATTTACCACCAGATTTTCTGTTGGTAAAAGAAGTAGCGCGACAGTAGTAGTATTCAATCCTGATACTGGCGCTTCTGGCGGTTACAGAGATTTTACAAACAGCGTCAACCGAACTGGAATATCAATACTTGATGCTGGTACATCAGGATTCAAAGCATTGATTACAGATGCCGTTCAGGAGGGTGGAGGATTTCAATTTACAGCAGCAGCCGAACTTTAAGGGGTAATCAGAATGTATAGTAATGCTCAATACTGTGGTGGTTCAAATGGTAGTCCTTCAAGCATCCGCGTTGACATCAACGGCGTGACTAGCTTTGTGCCATTGGACCCAGCCAACACGGATTACCAGAACATCATGGCCCTGGTTGCTGCCGGGTCCATCAACATCCTGTATGAGTGAGCAGGCAATGACCCAGATCAACGAAACTGAAGCCCGACTGAACTCTCACGAGGTTGTGTGTCAGTTGCGCTATGAGGCCATCAATGCGCGGCTAAAGCGGCTTGAGACAATCCTTATGGTGACAGCGGGTGCGATTATTACCGGCTTGGCTGGCATAGCTTTGAAGCTGCATTAGTCATGGAGTTGCCGAAGCTTACCCCTGTCATTCAATTTGCCACGGCCAGCTTTGCGCTGGCTGTTGGCGGTTATACGGCTGGCGAGAAGTTTGGGTGGTTCAAGAATGAGATCATTGCCTGGGCGCCGCAGCATTTCAGAATTGTCGATACCAAGATCGGGCAGCCTGTTACAGTAACTGTGGCGCGCATTAAACGGCGGGATGATTGTTCCGTGGAAGACTTTGATGTGACGGTGAGAGATAGCGCCAGTGTTATACACTCCGCCACACCAAGCATGACGCAATTTACGGGGCCAGCAGGGCCAGAGGTTGATACATTTACTTATTTATTGGACATATCCGATAAGGAAACCATAGCCCCTGGCCGGGCAACGCTGTTGGCCACGATCAAATACAAATGCCCTGAAGGTGAACGGACTGTTACTTATCCCCGGCACCAGAACCTGACCTTTATGCTGGAGAAGTGACATGGAAAGCCTGCTGAACCTTGTGCGTACAGTCGCTCCCAGCATCGCCAGCGCCGTGGGTGGCCCTTTGGCTGGCATGGCCACCAGGGCGATCTCGGAAGCCCTCCTGGGCAAGCCTGACGGATCTGAGCAGGAGCTGACCGAAGCGGCGGCCAGGGCGACCCCAGAACAGCTCCTGGCGCTGAAGCAGGCCGAGCAAGACTTCGCTGTGAAAATGCGCGAATTGGACATTGACCTGGAGCGGATTGCCAATGAGGACCGGAGCAGTGCGCGCAATCGTGAGGTTGCCACCAGGGATTGGACCCCGCGTGTCCTAGCCGGGCTGGTTACGGGTGGCTATTTTGGGGTGCTGTTTTATATGCTCAAGAATGGCCTGCCGCAGCATGGCGGATCGGAGGCCATGCTTGTCATGCTTGGCACTCTCGGGACTGCCTGGGGCGGTATAATGGCCTATTACTTCGGCTCTTCGGCTGGCTCAAAGGCCAAGGATGAAGCTATGCGTAGAAATTCCAAATGACTTCGGCTACAAGGCTGGTTTAATATCCCTCCCGGCAAGGGGTTTCGCCTATGACCACAGGTTTGACGTACAGTCAGTATGTGACCGAGATCGCAACCCTGGCGGTCGTGCCTCCTGATGACCCGAATTTTGTGGAAATCCTCCCGCAGATGATCACCTATGCGGAAAACCGCATTTACCGTGATCTGGACCTGCTTGAGACTGTCACTTCAATTAGCTCATACACTACCACCCAGAATGCGCGCACAGTCACATTCCCGATTGCTGACTTCATCACGGTGCAGGAGGTGAATGTCATTACCCCTGCTGGCACGACTGTGCCTGATTTTGGCGCCAGGGTCACGCTGTTGCCGGTTACAAAAGAGTGGATGAATTACAATTACGTCAGCAACACCTCGGCAAGTGTTCCGGCCTATTTTGCGATGTTCAATCAGAACACGATCATCCTTGGCCCATGGGCGGATGACACCTATACCATTGAGATTGTAGGTACATTCCGCCCGAATTCGCTGTCTGCGGCCAACACTTCAACCTTTGTTTCGCTCTATCTGCCTGATCTGCTGATCATGGCTTCCATGATTTACATCAGCGCCTTTCAGCGTAACTTCATTTCGGCGGCAGCCAATGACCCGCAGATGCCGGTCAACTATGAGACTCAGTATCAGACTTTGCTGAAGGGGGCGATGGTTGAAGAGGCGCGCAAGAAGTTCCAATCGTCTGGCTGGACTTCTATGTCGCCTTCCCCAGTGGCCACCCCGACCAGGGGATAAGGTATGCCTCACGCCACGCTCAAGCTAATCCCAGGGGTTGATCAAAACCGGACACCGGCTTTGAACGAGGCTGCGCTGTCTGAAAGCCAGCTTATTCGGTTTGTGCAAGATCGTCAGGGCTTGGGACTGCCTCAGAAGCTTGGCGGTTGGACGCGATATTATCCGAATGCTTTGGCTGCAATCCCCAGGGCAATGTTGGCTTGGCAGGATACTAATGGCGAAAAATATCTGGCTGTCGGGTGCGAAACAGCGCCCAATATAGCCAATCTTGGCGCCCCGATTTATGTCATAAATGACGGTCTGGCAAAAAACCTCACACCTGAAGTTGAGCGCAGCAATGTCGCTGTGGATGTAACCACCACAACCAGCTCAAATGCTGTGGTTATCACTGATGCTGGAAGCAACATCACCAATTATGATTCGGTGTTTGTTTTGACGCACATTTCCGTGGGCGGCATTATTATCTTTGGTTTTTACAGGACATATCAAGCTTCAGCAAATACTTATGAAATTTATTTGTTGGATACTCTTGGAAATCCTTTAATTCCTCTTTCTGCTGTTTCCAATGGTGGGGCGGTTGCTGAGTTTGACACAACAAGCGGATCGTCTGTTGTTGAGGTAACTTTGGCTGATCACGGCTATTCTGTCGGGGATACTTACCCAATTTTGGTTTCTACTTCCGTGGGTGGTGTTACCTTGCTTGGTAATTATTCTGTTAGGCAAGTGATCAGTTCAAGCCAGTTCACTATCAACGCGCAACAGGAGGCAGCATCCACCGCAAATGCTTTCATAAATGGTGGTGACGCAGCTTACAATTATTACTATTCTTTTGGTCCTTTGGTTACCGGCACTGGTTTTGGTGCTGGTGGTTATGGCACGGGCGGTTTTGGCTCTGGCATTACCATCATTCCTGGCGGCGGTATTGGCCTTGATGCGTTGGATTGGACTTTGGACAATTGGGGTGAAATTCTAATCGCCTGCCCAAATGGCTTGAATTTTGGTGCTGCTGTATCCAGTCCTCTTGGCGGCCCTATTTACCAATGGTCCCCCCAGGTCAATTCACCCACATTGGATGTCATCCCTGAAGCTCCGGTGGCAAATGCGGGTATCTTTGTTGCGATGCCGCAGCGGCAGATCATTGCGTGGGGATCGACCTTCAATGGCGTCCAAGACCCGCTATTGATCCGTTGGTGCGACATTGAGAATTATGAGCAATGGATTGCGTTACCGACCAATCAAGCAGGCTCATATCGCATCCCCAAGGGGTCTAAGATTGTTGGTTGCATCCAGGGGCCACAGCAGGGGCTCATTTGGACTGATCTTGCGCTTTGGGCAATGCAGTATGTCGGGCCGCCTTATGTGTATTCATTCAATGAAATTGGCACCGGCTGCGGTTTGATTTCGCCCAAAGCTGCCGCGTCTTTGAATGGCGTCATTTATTGGATGTCGCAGAGCCAGTTCTTTATGTATGCCAATGGCGGTGTGCAGGGCATTCAATGCCCGATCTGGGATGTGATCTTCCAAGACCTTGATACGGAAAATCTTGACAAGATCAGAATCGCGGTGAATTCACGATTTAATGAGGTGGCTTGGTTTTATCCCACCATGAGCAATGGCGGCGAAATCAACGCATATGTGAAGTACAATGTTGGCTTGAACCAGTGGGATTTTGGGACGCTCTCACGCACAGCTTGGATCAATCAATCTGTGCTTGGGCCGCCGATTGGCGCGACACCGGAAGGTTTGATCTATCAGCATGAGACTTCTCAAAATGCTGATGGTTTCCCCATGACATCCTACTTTCAGACGGGATATTTCACGCTCTCAGACGGCGATGTTCTGACTTACATTGATCAGTTCTGGCCGGATGCTAAGTGGGGCTATTATGAGGGTGTGCAGGACGCCAACCTGCTTTTGACGTTCTATGTGCTGAATTACCCCGGCGACACGCCAAAGGTTTATGGGCCTTATGATGTCGTCAAAACCACGCAATATATTGTGCCGCGCTTCCGTGGTCGCTTAGTGTCGATCAAGATTGAGAGCAACGATATTGATTCGTTCTGGCGTATGGGTGCAATGCGTTACCGCTTTGCCCCTGATGGGAAATTCTGATGGCCAGTTTAGACGATATCGCAACGATTCAGAAGAACGGCGTCATTGCTGTTAATACGCTGAACCAGACGCTTCAGCGCATTTATGGCTCCAACACTTCGGCAACGGCTTCCGCCAACACCTTGGTGCTTACGGGGCCTGGGCGGTTGATCAATGTTTCGGTTACGGTGGCTGGCACTACCGCCGGGGCCATTCACAACTCTTCTACGGTGGCGGGAGTTTCAGCGAGCAATATGCTTGCAACAATTGATTCCGCTGCTGGCGTCTATCCAATGAACCTATTGTTCACCAATGGTTTGGTGATCGTTGTTGGCACGGGGCAAGAGATGAACGTCACCTATTCGGTGGGGGCATGACATGCCATTGAAGCGCGGCAAATCGCAGAAGACGATTTCTTCCAACATCAGCGAGATGATTCACGCCGGGCATCCGCGTGATCAGGCCATTGCTGCCGCGCTGAACATCGCCAGGAAGAAGGCTGCCGAAGGCGGCATGCGCCTTGGTGTGGACAACCCGCAACCGGATAAAATCCATGTGGGGCCTATCCACAGCGCGGTGGCCGGGCGTACCGATCACCTGCCGGTGCATGTGGCATCTGGCTCCTATGTAATTCCGGCAGACATCATTTCGGCTATGGGCGAAGGCAATTCCATGGCTGGTTTTAAGGTTTCAGACCGTATTTTTCGCGATCCAGAGGGGGATCGTGAGCCCCACAAGAACCCGGCTTTTGCTGACGTAGAAACGGTTCCTGTGGTTGTAGCGGGTGGGGAATACATCATCAGCCCGCAAGATGTAATTCACCTGGGTGGTGGCTCGATGGAGGACGGGCATCGGATGCTGGATGAATTTGTGAAACAATACCGGCAGAAGACCATTAAGACCCTCCAGGCCTTGCCGGGACCGAAGAAAGATTGAAAAGCTGATGTCTGAAGATATTAAGGTCCGAATTGCCACGCCTGATGATGTCCATGACCTCATGGAATTGGCGATGCTTGCTTGTGATGAGAATGGGTTTGTGAACCCAAACCCGGTCAAGCTTTTGAACGAGATTTACCCGGCTTTGACCCTGCAATCTGGTATTGTGGGGGTTGTTGGGAAAACTGGAGAAAAGCCCGAAGCGGCCATTCTGCTTCGGGTCGGGAATGTCTGGTACTCAGATAATCCTGTTCTTGAGGAGCGGGCGATCTTCGTCCATCCTGATTTTCGTAGCGCGAAGGGTGGCAGGGCTGCCAAGCTCTGCAAGTTCGCCAAGGAAACGTCTGATAAATTGGGTTTGCCCCTGATGATTGGTGTGTTAAGTAATGACCGTACTGCGGCCAAAATCCGCATGTATGAACGTCAATTTGGCTCGCCTTCGGGGGTTTACTTCCTGTATCAAGCCCAAACAGGGGGCTGGAAAGAGGCATCATGAGCGGTGGTGGTAAGAGCAGCACAAGTACCTCCTCGGTATCCATCCCGCCAGAGGTTTTGGCCCGGTATAATGCGGTAAATGCTCGCGCGGAGACTGTCGCGCAGCAACCTTTCACCCCATATGGCGGCCAGTTTGTCGCTCCTCTTACCCAAACGCAGCAGGCTGGCATTGCCAATGTCAGCCAAGCCGCTGGCGCCGCGCAGCCCTATTATCAGGCTGCCGGTACGGCGTTGCTTGGCGGTGCAGCGCAGGCCCAGCCTTATTATCAGGCAGCCACGCAAGACCTCTATGGGGGGCAGGCGGCTGCTGCGCCGTTGCAGACTGCTGCGGCTCAGAACATCGCTGGCGCCCAGGCCGCTGCCCAGCCTTATCAGGGTATGGCAACGGGTTTTGGCCTTGCTGGTGCGCGGCAGATCGCGCCCGGCGGCTTGAATGTCGGTGCCTATATGTCTCCCTACACTGAAGCTGTGGCACAGCCCACCTATCAGGCTTTGCGGCAGCAGCAGGAGCAAGAGCGCCAGCGGGTGCTTGGTGAGCAAATCCGTGGCGGCGCCTTTGGTGGTGATCGCGGGCGGATTGCCCAGGCCAATTTGGCCCAGCAGCAGAACCTTGCCACCGCTCAGGCGTTGGGGAACATTTACCAGCAGGGCTATGGGCAAGCGCTTGGCGCGGCCCAGCAACAGCAGGGCGTGGCTTTGCAGGCCGAGCAGGCCAACCGGCAAGCGCAGCAGCAGGCGGCTAATCAATTCCTCGGTATTGGCCAGCAAGCATTTGGCCAGGGGGCGCAGACTGCCCAGCAGCAGGCGGCATTGGGGCAGCAGGTATTCGGCCAGGGCGCTACAGCCGCGCAACAGCAAGCCGCTCTCGGTCAGGGGCTGTATGGCATCGGGGCTGGTGTCAGCCAGGGGCTGGCCGGTCTTGGCACTGGCGCGCAGCAGGCAGCCTTGCAGGGCGGTCAGGCGCAGCTTGCTGCCGGTACTGTAGAGCAGCAGACCCAGCAGGCGCAGAATCAGGCGCTGTACAACCAGTTCTTGCAGCAGCAGGGCTACCCGTTCCAAGTGGCGCAGTTCCTGGCGAACATCGCCATGGGTACGGGCGCGCTGTCTGGATCTACCACGACCACCACGCAGCCTTCTTCGTTCTTCTCGGATGAGCGGCTGAAGCAAGACATCGAGCCAATCGGTAAGACCTTCGATGGCCAGGAGATCGTGCGCTTCAAATACAAGGGCGAGCCCGGCACCCGGATCGGCCTTGTGGCGCAGGATGTTGAGAAGAAGCACCCGGAAGCCGTGGGGCTGGCTGGCGGCTACAAGACGGTGGATTATGATGCCGCGACCGATGAAGCCGCTGCGCGGGCTCCCAAGGCTTATGGCGGCGGTCTAAGCCCGTGGGATGGCAGCTCCATGGGTGGCAGCGTGTTCCGTGAGGATGCCGGTCAGGGTTTTGCCGCTGGCGGTGCGCCCGGTGGCGATGATGTCCTGGCGCAGATCAATGCGCTGGTGAATGCCCACCAGGGCATGTTCCCGTATGGCAAGGCTGGCCTGTATGGCGGCGGCATGGGTAAGGCTGGGCCTTATGGTTCTACCCTGATGCAGGCGCCCAGCCGTAATTTGATGACTGCGCCGCCAGTTCGGCAAGAGCCCCCTTATGATGCTCGGCAGGCGATGAGGGATGTGCGTGACATTTCTCAAATGCCCAAAACCATTCGAGAAGGATATTCTGGCCTAAAGGCCGGTTTGGTTGGTACTCCCGGCTCAACAGAACGGGTCACAAATCAAGCGGGGGAAACTGTTACCCGTAATATTGAGCCTACCAGCGGTATGTTTGGCCGCGCTGGCGAGGTGAATTTGAGGGAAAGTGGCCCTGCCCGTACTTACAGGGAAGTGGAAAGTTGGGCTGAAGGTCTTAGCGCCCCTAGTGGCAATGCCCGTGGTGGCGCCATTCGCCCTGGTTTGGCCATGGGCGGAATGCCTTATAGCGAAGCCGAAAATGAATATGTGCCGGAAGATATTTCAAAACCCATGACGCCGCAGTCTTTGCAGCCAGCAAAGACACCGCAGACTGACCCTAATAGCGACATGAAAACGGTCATGGAAGCGGCAAAAATCGCGGCTATGTTTGCTGCATCTGATCGGCGGTTGAAGGAAAACATTGAGCCCATCGGCAAGCTTTTTGATGGCCAGAAGGTGTACCGTTACAACTTCAAAGGCGACGACAAGACGCAAATTGGCTTGATGGCGCAGGAAGTGGAAAAGCGTCACCCTGATGCTGTCGGGCTTGCGCCGCGCAAGGGATATGAGGTTGGTGGCTCTGCCACAGAAGAATCACGCCCGGCATCGCCATTTGACAGGGCTGTTAATCGCACTTTTGGATTTGAAGGTGGCCTTAATCCTCGTGATTCAAACGGCGCGCCTTCCAATTTTGGTATCAATCAGGCGGCCAATCCTGATGTGAATGTGCGTGAATTGACGCAAGATCAGGCCCGTGAAATTTATCGCACAAGATATTGGGACCGCATTGGCGGCGATGCTCTTGCCGCTCAGAACCCTGATTTGGCGCATGTGGCTTTTGATAGCGCGGTAATTGCAGGACCGAATCGCACCCGGCAATGGCTTGAGCAAGCCAATGGTGATGTGAACCGCTTGCTGGCTTTGCGTGAACAGCACGAAACGGAGCTGCTTAGGAATGACCCTGATCGGTTTGGGCCATACCGCAATGCCTGGGCATCTCGGCGCGCCGGTCTTGCCGGTGACGTTAATGCTGGTGAGAGCGCAACAGCAGGGACGTTGGCTGGGATTGGCTATCCCACGCAGCCGCGTGGCGGCTTAGAGCCGCGTCCTGGTTCTATGCAAGAGCGGCAGCAAGATTGGTTTGGCCGCAATGAGTCTTGGATCATGCCGCTTGTGACCGGCCTTGGCACGATGGCATCCTCACCAAGCCGTTATCTCGGTTCCGCTGTCCTTCAGGGCTTGATGGGCGCTGGGCAGGCTGCACAGCAACAAATCGGCGTTGCCGGTCAACGTGAGAAGACCGAGCAGGATATCAGAAAGTCACGGGCGGAAGAGTTCCAAGCCCTTATGCAGACTGAGGCTGTTCGCGCTGGCATTGGTTCCGGGTCTTATGACCCCAGGACAAATCGTTGGCGCGTTTACAATGATCGCGGCGAAATCATCAGCGTGTCCATGGCGGAGTATTTGGAGGCTTCTCGTAAAGGAAGGCCCTTCCGTAATGCCCCAGGCACAAACGCGCGTGAACCTTTCACGCCCGCAGAGGTCACGCAGCCCCCTGTTGAGCCTGGGCCGCAAAGGCCTGCTACACTTCCTGGGCAAGCTCAACCTGCCGCTGCTGCGGCACCACCGCCTATTATTGGTCAAGAGAATTTGCCGCCGCTGCCGGGGACGGAGGAAGCCGAAACTCCTGCCCCAGAAGGGCAGCAGGCTGCATTGGTTAATCCAGAAACAAACCGCCCTGCGACCACGCAGCTTCCGCCTGACCGCCAATTGGATTTGGTGCAGCGCGCGACAAGTAACTTCAATGCAAATCCGCCGCTTTACGCTTCTGTTGAGCGTGACAGTGGCATTCAGGATTTTTCCGCAAGAACAGCGGATCGCTTGCAGAATAATAGCTCAAGGTATTTGACCCGCGCTCCATCAAATGAAGAAAACCCCTGGCCGGTAATAGAAGCCAAGGCGAATGGGGCTGAAGACACGCGCGTTGGTAGGCAATCCTTGGCCGCTATGTTCGCAAGCTTGCCAGATACTGGCTTTACCGGCACAGGCCCTGCGCAAGAATGGACTGCGGGCTTTATCCGTTGGATGAATGCAGCCTTGTCAGCCGCTGGGATACCTGTTGCTTACAATCCTGGCGATGTGGCGGCGCGTGAAGCCATCAACAAAGCACTGAATGATTTGGCTGCCGCCCGAAGTGAGGCAGGTGATCAACGGGCTTTGGGGTCCATTAGGATTTTGCAATCTGCCATGGCAAGCACTTCCATGAGCAAGCCAGCTATTGCAAAGAGCATGGCTGAATTGTTTGTTGAAAACCAACGCTCCATGGATATGAATAATTTTGCGCAGCTCGTGCGTGAAGATTTGCGCCTCAAGCTGCCGGGCCAAGAGGCTTTGGCTGATTACGGTGGCCAAGGGCTTCAGTCTGTTTTCAATAGGCGTCAAGCCGCTTTGTATGGTGAAGAGAAATCCATTTTGGAAAATCTTTTCCAGCAGAATTATCGCGGCGCAGATGACCGCTTCAGAGGGAAGCCCGTATTTGAGGTTCTTTCAACCACAGGCGGCAGGCCTCCCCAAGATTTGATGGCGGCGATTATCAGCCGGTATGGGGATCAAGGATATCGCATCCTTCGTTACTTCAATGCTGGTCAGTGAGGCAGGCAGAGATGAATGATTCCGTTTTTTCCGGCCCAGCTTATCGTCAGCCATCTCAAAGGCAGGAGCAGTCAAATGCGCCTGTCACCGAAGATGTGATGTCAGGGCCTGGATACCGCCAAGTTTCTGAACAGCAGCTACCCCTTCCTCCCCGCGAAGACCCGTTTGAACGGCAGGTCCAGGAGCGCTTACCGCAGGCTGTGGAAAGGCTGCGCGGTCGGCAGCAGGAAAGTGCGGTGGCTGGTGTTGAATTACCGTATGGCTCTCCATCCGGTTATTTCCCCATTATCAGTCCCCTTTTGAGGCGGGGCGCTTCTGCTGTTGAATCTGCGTTTACGGGGAAACCTTATGAAGATGTTTTAGCCGGGAGAGAGGCAGAGCATCGGGCTTATGAAATCGTTAATCCAACAAGATCAATCATAGATCGCGCACAGGGTGTATTGGGCGGATTGGCTTCGCCTCCGGTAACCCGTGTTGGGCAAACATATCAAGTGGCGAACACGCCTATGGCGCGGTTTGGCACTGGTTATATTGGCGCTCCGGTTCAAGGTGCCGCGTATGGCGCAGCGGAGGGCGCGGCCAATATCCGCCCTGGCGAAACGCCTGAAGAAATGCGCAAGCGGGTTGAAGATGAAGCCCTGCAAGGCGGCGCTTTTGGTCTTGGTGCAAGGGTAGCGCTTCCTATCATTGGCCGTATTGCTGATATACCAAGATCATTTAGCGAAAATGCAAAGGCGGCTAGGGAGCTTGCTTCGAGCGTTTTGACGCAGCGTGGTAAGCAAGGGCCGCTTACGCCAGAGCAATACAACATGCTGCGTGATGCCGGTTATCCCGTCCTTCCGGTTGATGTCCGTGGTGCTGCTGATGCTGCTGCTCGTGCCGGATCACGCAGTGAAGAAGGAATTCGTGACCTTAATGAAATTTTAAGGAATCGCGTTGCTGCTTCTGATGGCGTGGCGCAGGGTCATTTGCTTGACATTTCAAAGCTGCGCGGCGCGACAACATTGGACGCAGCAACATTGAGTGCTGCTGCCAATCGCGCAAAAGAGGCTGCTTTAAGTGGCCCTTATCAAGCTGCATATGGCATGCCGAATGCGCAGAATTTGCCTGTCCCTGACTGGATTTTAAATTCCCCAGAAGGGCAAACAGCCATTAAAAATGCGTCCCATGCACTTGGGTATAAAAATGCAAGCGGCAATTTTTCTGACACGGGTCCATTTGTTCGTAATCCTCAAACTGGCAATTTTGAATTGCCTTCTGGTGGAACAGTTAATCTCGAATTTTTGGATCACGTTAAAAGAAGTTTGAATGAGCAAACCGACCAAATTGCGAAAAACTCTCCTACTCTTGCCAGATACATAGGGGATTCGCTTGGAAAGTTTGTTGATGATTTAAGGGTGCGCGTTCCAGAGTATGGGGCTGTGCTTGATACGGCTGGCAATTACCTGCGCGGCAAGAATGCTTTTGATGATGGGTATGAGTTCTACAATTTGATGAGGGGGGCGCAGGGCAGTGGCGCTTCCAGCGCCGCGAATGCGCGCGATTACAGCCAGCAGCTTTTTCTGTTTGCCAATAAGTACACCCCTCAAGAACGCGCGCTTTTCCAAGAAGGCATTCTATCCCGCGCGTATCAAAACCCAGGAGAAGTATCAAAATACATCACCAATTTAAGGCCTCAACAGCTTGATGGGTTGCGCGCCATCATGGGTCGGGATTTTGAGCCTTTTTACAATTCAATGTTGGTCCACAACACTTCTGTCGCGATGAACAATATCGCGGCAAAAGGCGGGTTTGTTGATCAATCAAAATCATATTTAGGTCATGCTGCGGGACTGATTGGCAATTTTGCAATACTCGGTGGTAATCCTGCCGCCCTTGCGTTGCAAACCGGAATAGGCGCTGGGCAAATTTATCTTAACCGCAGGTCGGCGGCGCAGGCCCAAGAGCTTCTTTCCATGGCGGGTGATCCTAATCGTGTCCCTGACATGCTCAAGCTTATCAATGAAAATCCAAGCTATCGCACCTTGCTGATTAGGTTGCAGCCATTCATTAGCAGAATGGCGGCAGGCAGCATGGAAGCTTCTGATACGCCGGATATTGTGGACACCGCAGGCGCGATTGTTCGCAACATTCCTCCTGAAGCTACCCGCATGGTCAGAAGCACTATGGAAGGCTTTCAGCCCACAGGAAGCCAAGCGCCCCGTCAAGCCGGTGGCCGCGTGGGCCGGGCATCCGGTGGGCGCTTAATGCGGAATGATCATTCTGCCAGGGCTGCCACGCTGATAAGGGCTGCGGAAGCCGCCAAGAAGGCGCATAATGCCACCACGGAGGGTATCCTTGAGCAGCCGGATGAGGCTGTGGCCAAGGCGCTTTCCATCGCAAACAAAGCTATCTGACGGGGTATGCCATGACTTCGACGTTCACGCCTAACAAGAACCTGGAGCTGCCAGGGTTTAACGATTACGTCGATTCTTGGAACACGCCGGTAAATGCGGATTTCACGGCGGTTGATACTGCGCTTGGCGGCGTCACCAACCTGAATGCCACGGCAGTTTCCGGTGATGTTACCCTAACATCCACGCAGTATCGCCCGATTCAGATTGTGATCAGCGGTACACTCACGGCCAATGTGCGGTATTTGATTCCGGCCAGCGTGGGCGGTCAGTGGACTGTCACCAACAGCACAAGCGGTGCCTTCACGCTTTCTGTTGCGTCTGCTGCTGGCGGATCAAACATCACGCTACCGAGTGGCACCACGATTGTATCCTGTGATGGTACGGCCACTGGTATGCGCCGTTCTATCAGCAATTTGCCTGTTACGAATGGCGGCACCGGCTTAACGTCATCTCCGACCAGTGGTCAGCTTTTGATTGGCAATAGTGGAGGCGGCTATACGCAAGCCACCTTAACTGCTGGTGCGGGCGTTTCCATCACGAATGGTTCTGGCGCAATTACTATTGCGGTTCCAACCATTTTGGAGCCGGGCATTGTGGTTCCATATGCGGGGACTACGGCACCTACAGGTTGGTTGATTTGTGATGGCGCTGCCATCAACCGATCTATTTATGGTGCTTTGTTTGCAATCGTGGGAACCACCTATGGTGCTGGTGACGGCAGCACCACATTCAATCTCCCCAATTTGGTAAACAGATTCAGTGTTGGTGCTGGCGGTACTTATGCGCTTGGCGCAACTGGTGGTGCTACTTCCGGCACAACATCAAGTGCTGGATCACACAATCACACCGGCCTAACAGGTTCAACCACATTAACAATAGCTCAAATTCCAACACACAATCACCCCGCGACAGTGAGTGATCCTGGCCACGTTCATATTTTGGGAGGCACCGGTCTAGGCTCTGGCAGCACTGGGTATTCTGGCACTCCTGGGGGGGCTTTTCCAACCAATTCTGCCGTCACTGGAATTTCTGTTTCTACCTCAAACACAGGCGGCGGTGGTTCTCATGATCACACCATAAGCACTGACGGCACTCATACTCATACTGTTGCAACTGTTCCGCCATACATTGCCCTTAACTACATCATAAAGGCCTGAAAATGTCTCTCTTCCCTAAAATCCTGACCGAAACCCTGCACCACGAGGGGCTGTGGAGCGACCACAGGGATGATCCCGGCGGCGCGACCATGAAGGGCGTGACGCTCAAGACCTATTCGGACTTCCTGGGGCGCCCGGCCACCAAGGATGAGCTGCGCAAGATTCCCGACGATCACCTCCTGGCGATCTACCGCAAGGGGTACTGGGACAAGGTGAAAGGCGATGAGCTTGCCGCGATCTCGCCGGGGCTTGCTGCATGCGTTTTTGACTTCGCCGTGAACAGCGGCCCAGGTAGGGCTGCCAAAGCCCTCCAGAGCCTCTGTGGGGCCGTTACGGACGGCGCCATAGGCGCCAATACCTTGAAGCAGGTGAAGGCCTGGGTGGACATGCTAGGCCCCCAGAAGGCGGTGGATGCGTATCAGGCTTACCGGCAGCATTACCTGGAAAGCCTGGATACGTTTGCCACTTTCGGCAAAGGCTGGACCCGGCGCATTACCGAGATGACAGCCTTTGGTAAGGATCACGCCTGATCCTTAAATAGCATCCGGCGCAATGTAAGGTTTTGTTGCGCGCGGATGTCGCGATTGCCCCAGGACCAGCACTGGCCGGTGTCGTCTTGGAAACAAATCCAGACCAGATCGGCTTCTGGTCCGTAATCAATGATCAGGTGCGCCCAGGCGTTACCCTTGGGCGTGATCACTGGTATCGGCGGATTTAGTTGCTTGATCATTGTGTTTCTCCAAAATTGACGCCACGTTTTCTACGGCGCGCATCATGTCGGAAAGCTTCACGCCGAAGACGTTGGCGATCTTTATGATGTTGCCGTAGGTGGGGGTGCAGTTGCCAAGCTCCCAGGCCGATATCCCTGACCGGGTGACGTTACAGCGCCTGCCCATTTCTTCGGTTGACCAGTTTCTGCGGCGGCGCTCAATTCTGAGCATCACCGCAAAGGCCCTGGCATACAGATCGTCGCGTATTTGTGGCATTTTATCTCGCGTTTATTTGGCGTGAGGTGCCGGTGATGACCTCAAACGGGTTGATGCCGCGCCCGCTTTTGCAGGGGCCGCACAGGCGGTTGTGGACGCCTTCGGAATCAAACGTCTTCCGGCAGCACATGCATGGCCTGGGGTTCAGCATGGGCTTGGGGGCCACATGCCGGTGATACCACTTCTCGGCAGCCCAGAGGGGGATGCCGAGCGCGTCTGCCATCTGCTGGAAGGTTTCCTTCCGCTTCTTGGCTTCAATCATGTAGGTGGTGCGCCGTTCCCACTCTTCATCACTGACGTACACGATGGAATCAGCCATTTGCTTCTGCCTTTTCTTTTGCTGCTTTCAAGGCCCTTCTATAGAGTTTTGGAAAGATGGCGGGAGGCAAAAGAATATGATCTATTTTGACATAACCACGATTTATCCATTCGTTTATCGCGCCTGGGCTTCTGTCTAATTCAT